CGCCGAGGCCCGCAGGCGCTGGCCGAAGTACACCTACCACCATGTGCGCTTCGAGGACTACCAGCCCATGGGCGAGTTCGACGTCGTCCTGGGCGCGTTCGGGCCGCTCATGCACGTCCACGATCTCCGCCAGTTCGCTTTCCGGCTCAGCCGCTGCCTGAAACCGGATGGCCGGTTCCTGCTCATGGCTGCCGGGCAACCCCACCAGCATGTGCGCCTGCTGGACGGCAAATCACCGGAGACCATCTACCACTCCACCGGCGAGCTCCGCGACGCGTTCGGCGGGCACGTCTACCCGCTGGGCTCGCTGCTGGTGGTCACCAATGTTGGTTAGAGACGTCCGGGAGTGCCTGCCCCGCGGCTGGGCTGACGACATCAAGCAGGTGAGCTGGCAGTTCGGGCGGGAGCTGGCCCTCACCGGCGACGATCCCACCAGTCGCCACATCGACGACCGCAACGGCAAGTCGGTGTACCGGGTGACCACCTACGGCGACATCGTCGAGCGGTTGCCCTGGCTCGATGACCTGTATTTCGGTGCATTCCATGACGCCGCACTCGAGCTGGACGACCAGGCTCGCTGTCTGGACGACGACAGCGCCATCAACATCAACGAGTGCTCGCCGGGCTGCGGTTACGAATGGCACGTCGATCCCAACTCGCCTACCGGCCTGCTCTTCGTCACCGCCGACACCACCGGCCGCTTCCTCATGCAGCTCCGGGACTACGAGCTGGACGTCCAGCCCATCCCCGGCCTGCTGCTCATGTTCGACGCCCGCCAGGCACCCCACTGTGTCCTCCCGGCCAGCGGGCTGCGCATCAGCGTGCCCATGGTCTACCTGGGCGCCGGGCAGGAACGCAGCGCCGACAACGACTACCTGTATGGCAGCGACTGATGCCCGGCAGGCTCCGCCTCGGCAACGACGTCTTCTCCATGTCCCTCAAGCGGCTGGTCGAGGCCTACGAGACCGGCGCCCGCATCGTCGTGGCCGTCAGCGGTGGCAAGGACAGCACCGTCTGTGTCGAGCTGGCCATCATGGCCGCCGAGCTCACCGGCCGCCTGCCGGTCGAGGCCAGCTTCCGCGACGAGGAAATCTGCTACCCCGGAACCGCTGAATACCTGGAACGCCTCCATGATCGGGACGAGGTCGAGCTGACCTGGCTGGTGGCCAACCAGCCCGTCACCAATGCCTTCGACCGGGCCATGCCTTATTGGTGGGTGTTCGACCCGCTGGTCGACCCGAACGACTGGGTGCGCCAGCCGCCGCCCTATGCCCAGCACACCAACGAGCTCGACATCGCCAACATGATCACCAAATGGAACTACCCGGTCGACGACGGCCAGGAGCTCATCGTGGTCATCGGCATCCGCACCAACGAGAGCAAGGGCCGCCTGATGGGCCTGCACTCGATGGGCGGGCACGAGACCGGCACCTCCAAATACTCCGGCGCTCGCAATATGTGGCCCATCTACGACTGGACCGACCCGGATGTGTGGCTGGCCTTCAAGCGCTACGGCTGGGACTACAACACCGCCTACGACGTCATGCACCGCATGGGCACCAAGCGCAGCGAGCTGCGCATCGGGCCGCCCACCATGAACGGCGCCGGAGCCGACAACCTGCGCAAGGTCGGCGCCCTGGCCTGGCCCGAATGGTTCGACCGCGTCTGCCACCGCCTGCCCACCGTCAGGACCTTCGCCAAGTTCGGCTCGGCCGCCATCATGCCCCAACGCCGGGCCGGTGAAACCTGGGAGCAGGCCTACCAGCGCATCAACATCGACGAGGCCCCGGACTGGATCGCCGAGCGAGCCGACATCCAGCGGGAACGCACCCTGGCCCTGCACCGCCATCACAGTCTGGTGCCGTTCCCGCAGCGCGAGCCCTGCACCGGCTGCTCGGTCATCACCTGCTGGATGACGCTGACGAACATCATGTACAACGGTGACGTCTTCGGGAACTACGCCACCATGGGCCCGGTGGACCCGGAGTTCTTCCGGCCCGGCGCCGGGGTGTACGGCCAGAAGGCCCGGCCCAAACCTGTCATCAGAGCCAGGCTGAAAGCCGCATCAGAGCCATGACCATGGTGTTCATCCGGGCCGTGGACTGGATACCCGAGCGGGTCCAGAACGCCCACTACCTGCGTCGCACCCTCAAGGGCCGGATCGTGTGGGATACCTGCCGGGACGGTGCCACCACCATGGTCGACGCCCTGCGCATCGCCGCCGGTGGTGCTGCCATTCACATGGAAGACGACGTGCTGCTGGCACCTGACTTCCAGGAGCTGGCCGAGAAGGCCATCGCCGAACGCCCGGACATGGTCATCCAGTTCTTCTCCTGGATGGTTGAGGACCTGACCGAGGGCAGCCGCGAAGCGGATGGCCGAGGGTTCCGCTGCACGCCCTGCTTCTACATCCCCGAGCTGATCAGCCGGGAGTTAGCTGCGTACATGGGCGCCAACCGGGCCACCATCGACAAGATCGGCTGGGATTACACCATCGGCAAGTTCCTGGGCATCCACAAGCAGCGTTACTTCATCCACATCCCGTCGCTGGTCGAGCACCGGCCGTTCGTGAGTGCGGTGCGGCCGGGACGGTCCACCAAACGACGCTCTACGACCTTCGGAGGGCAAACTCTGTGACCACCTGGACTTACGGCGATGAAGGCGTGATGTTCGACGTGAAACCGGGTGAGGTGTGGCAGGCGGGCCAGCATCGCTTCGTCTGTTCCGACCTGATGGAGAGCGACCAGTTCGACGAGTTCGTGAACTACAGCACGCTCGTCTACACCGACCCGCCTTACACCCAGGCCATGATCACCGGCTACCGCACCAAGGCCGGGCTGGGCCGGGGCGATTACAAGCTGCTCGACCTGTACGGCCGGTTGCTGGGGTTGGCTGGCAACCGGCCGTGCTACCTGGAAGGCGGCCTTTCGGTCACCGACCAGGTGTGGCACTTCATCCAGGAGCGCAGCGAAGGCTGCGCTCGCTGGCCCATCACCTATGACCGCAACAAGCCGTCCGTGCTGTACTACGCCGGTCCGCCGCCGCCGAAGATGACGCTGTCCAATCTGGACGATCTGGACATTCCTGAGCTGGTCCTGCGCACCTATGGGCACGGTGTGGTGGCCGACTGCTGCGCCGGGCGCGGCCTGACGGCGGTATCGGCGGAGCGAGCCGGATGGATGTCGGTCAACAACGAGCTGCACCCCAACCGCATGTCGGCGGCGCTGGCTCGCCTGGCCGCCATGGGATCGACGGTGGAAAGGATCTCGTCGTGAAGCAACCGCTGGACCAGATGGCCAAACGCCTGGAAACGCTCCACATCGAATGGTGCTCGCCCGGCGATCTCAAACCCAACCCCTGGAATCCCAACCGGCAATCCCACCATGAGTTCCAGATGCTGTGCAGCTCCATCACCGACGCCGGGTTCACCCAGCCGGTCATGGTTACCGTCGTCGACGAAGCCCATCGTGAGGATTGGGCCGCCGAACTCAACGCCGGAATGTTCGCCCTGGGCGATCTGGTCATCGTCGATGGCGAGCATCGCTGGCGCGCCGCCCAGCACCTGAACCTGTCGATGATCCCGTTCGTGAGAATGCCCTACGGCGCCATGCAGGCCCGGCTGTCCACCTTGCAGATGAACCGGGCTCGCGGTTCCGAGGACGTCGAACTGGCCGCCGATGTGCTGCGCGACCTGGAAACGCTGGGTGTACTGGATTGGGCCCAACAGTCGCTCGATCTCGACGACAGCGAGCTACAGGCGCTGCTGACCGACCAGTCCACGCCGGAGTTGCTGGCCGGTGACGAGTTCGCCGAAGCCTGGATTCCCGGCGTGCGCACCGGCGACATCGAATACGACGGCGGCAAGGCTCGCAGCGGGCATTCGCCCAAGGCGGCGGTACTGGAAGAGGAGTACAAGCAGCGCGTGCTGTCGGCGCCGACGGAGCGGGAACGGCAATCGCTGAAAAAGCAGAAGAAGACCTTTCAGCTCGTCCTGCGCTATCTGGGCGACGAAGCCGACGACGTGCGCGCCGTCATCGGCATGCATCCGGCCGAAACGATCCTGGAGTGGTGCCGTGCTCAGCCAACCGCTTGAAACGCTGATCGTCGAATACGCGTCACCGACGGCGCTGCGACCGAATCCGTGGAATCCCAACCGTCAGAACGACCACGAGTTCAAGCTGCTGTGCAACTCCATCACCGACGCCGGATTCACCCAGCCGGTCATGGTGGTCGAGGTCGCCGACAGCGACGAATGGCGGGCTGAGCTGGACCGTGGCTACAGGATCGGTGAGCTGGTGATCGTGGACGGCGAGCATCGCTGGCGCGCCGCCCAGCATCTGGGTATCGACCCCATCCCGTATGTGCGCATGCCGTTCGGTGCTGCCCAGGCCCGGCTCAGCACGTTGCAGATGAACCGTGCGCGCGGCAGCGAAGACCTCAACCTGGCCACCGAGGTACTGCGTGACCTGCAACGGCTCGGTGTCATCGACTGGGTCGGTGATCGCCTGGGCATGACCGACCAAGAAGTAGGCCAGTTGCTGGAGAACATCGCACCTATAGACGCTCTGCCGGGCGACAGGATTGTCGTGGTGGATGAATCCGGGGCAGAGAGCTACGAGACACCCGTCGGCGCACGCAGCCGCGAATACCAGGACAAGGTGCGCGCCTACAAGGCCAACGAGGATGCCAACGCTGCACGGGTGGAGCTGCACAGCTTTCGCCTGGTGCTCACCTTTGCCGACGACGAGGCCGACATCGTGCGCAACGGGCTCGGTGATAACCCGGCCAGCACCGTCCTGGGATGGTGCCGGGCCCGACTGGGACGGTCATAGCCAGGGGAAAATGTGTGGCCTATAGGAACTGACCTGGCTGTAGCAGGGGGGACCCCAACCGGGAGAAATCTCCCAGCCCCCCCGGCCGCTGGGACCCCCCAACGGTCATCGAGATGCCTGCTGCTGCTGGAAGAGAGGCGGGGGGTGGGCTTAGCGGGCTGCGCAGGCGAAGCGGACTGAGCGGCCTGTGAGTCGCAACAATTCCAGGTTTTCGGGCAACCCCAAAATCCCGGACAACAGGCCATCTCAGGGCATTGCATTCAGGGGGAGTCTGCGTGGCATCATCCACGCATGGGAGCGAGAGGACCAGTACCGAAGCCGACCGCCCTCCGGGTGCTGCACGGCGACCATCCCGAGCGGATCAACCGCAACGAGCCGCAGCCCCGGAACATGCCGGTGCCCGAGCCGCCCGACTGGCTGTCCGAGGAGGGCAAGGAGCTGTGGGGCATCGTGCGCCCCGACCTGGAGGCCATGGGCACGGTCAAGGTCAGCGACTGGCCTGCGTTGGCCATGCTGTGCGAGGCCTGGGCGCGCTGGAAGCGGATCACCCTGCTGGCCCAGAAGTCGCCGCCCATCTTCAAGCGGGCCGACGAGACCTTCGCCAAGAACCCGCTCTACAGCCAGGTGGTGGTCGCCACCAGCGAGCTGCGCGGCCTGCTGCGCGAGTTCGGGCTGACGCCCAGCGCCCGGGCCGGGCTCAAGGTCAACCTGGTCTTCAACGACGCCGTCGACCGGCTGTTCACCGCAGGCCACGGTGCCTAGAGCCACAGCCGCCTACTGGGACCGCTGGTACGAGCGGGCCGAGAAGCCCATCCCGATGGGCCGCAACGCCAGCTACCGCATGGCCGTCGACTGGCTGGATCTGGAGGGCTGCACGCTGGAGGACTGGGGCGGCGGCACCGGCTACGCCCGCCGGTTCGTCCAGCACGCCACCTACAGGCTGGTGGACGGCTCGCCCTCCCAGTGGAACCCCGACCCGGTGGAGCTCACCGAGTACGCATCTAACAGCGAGTGCATCCTCATCCGCCACGTCCTGGAGCACAACGACGACTGGGCTCGCATCCTGGCCAACGCGGCCGGGTCGTTCCGCCGCCGCATGACCCTGGTCCTCTACACGCCCATCCAGGAGGTCACCCGGCCGGTGTCCAAACCCAAGGCCCGGGTGGTCGAGTACGGGTTCGCCCTGGACGACATCGAGCGGATGGGCGGGCCCTGGCTGCTCCAGGCCACCTGCGGGCCGGAGACCCTGCTGTTCTACGAGCGTGCCTGACGTCTGCGGCTGGGAGTTCGACGGCAGCAAATGCGCCAAACGGGGCGATCACGTCTGCTACCCGCGGGTCAAGCACGTCCTGGCCTTCTTCTCCGAGGCTCTCTGCCACACCAAGGGCGACTGGGCGGGCAAGCCGTTCGTCCCGGCCCGATGGCAGGAGCAGGAAATCCTCAAGCCGCTGTTCGGCCGGGTCATCTGGGACCAGCCCCGCCAGCGCTACGTCCGCCGCTACCGCATCCTGTACCTGTCCGTGGCCCGCAAGAACGGCAAATCGGAGCTGCTGGCCGGGATCATGCTGTACCTGCTCATCGCCGACGGCGAGCAGGGCGCCGAAATCTACGGCCTGGCCCTGGACATGGCCCAGGCGGGCCTGGTGTTCCGGGTGGCCCGGCAGATGGTCAGGCGGAACAAGGCACTACGGGCCCGCCTGCGGGACGTCGAGTCCTCCGGTCGGATCGTCGACGAAGCCACGGGGTCGTTCTTCTCGGTGATCGCGTGCGACGCGGACGGCACCTTGGGCACCAACCCGAGCGGTGGCTACATCGACGAGCTCCTGACACAGCGAAATCGTGACCTGTTCGACGCCATGCGCACCGGCATGGGCGCCCGGGCCCAGCCGCTGCTCTGTTTGGCCACCACCGCCGAGGCCTCGGAGTCGACTTTCGCGGCCCAGGAGCGCCAGTGGAGCGAGCGGATCGCCGAAAACGCCGAACTGGAGCCCGAACGGCTGGTCGTCATCTACTCCGCCGACCCCGGTCACGACTGGAAGGACCCCAAAACGTGGCGGGAGGCCAATCCGGCCCTCGGCGACTTCCTGGAGATGCGCACATTGGCCTCCGAATGCCGATCCGCCCAGGGAAACCCGGTCGAGGAGCGCTCTTTCCGCCAGTTCCGGCTCAACCAGCCCGGCAAGAGCGTCGGGCTGGCCATCAACATGCCCAGTTGGCTGGAATCGGCCGGGCCCATCAACTGGAAAGCCCTGCCCAGCGTCCTGGAAGGCCAGAGATGCTTCGGCGGCATGGACCTGAGCGCCACCAGCGACCTGGCCGCCTACGCCCTGGTGTTCCCGTTCCGCGAGACCGACGCCGCCGGGTTCCGGGTGATCTGGCGGCACTTCGTGCCCGCCAGCTCCCTGCTGGAGCTGGGGCGGCGATCCGGCGGTCAGGCCAGCGTGTGGGTGGCCTCCGGCGTGCTCACCGTCACCGAAGGCAACGTCACCGACTACGGCGTGGTCAAACGCAGCCTCGAAGCCGACCGCAACACCTACGACATCGTCGAGATGGGCTTCAACCGCTGGCAGGCGCTGCAACTGTCCGGGGAGCTGGCCGACGACGGCTGGCCCATGATGGCCGTGGGCCAGGGGTTCGGCGCCCAGGCCGGGCCCACGTCGGAGCTGCTGCGCCGGGTGGGCGACGGGTCGTTCCATCACGGCGGGCATCCCATCGCCGCCTGGCAGGCCAGCAACGCCGTCACCCGGGTGGACTCCGAGGGCAACCTCAAGTTCGACAAGACCCGGTCGCTGGAGCGCATCGAGGGCCTGGTGGCGGCGGTGATGGGCCTGGACCGGGCGCTGCGGCACGAGGGGCTGCCCAAGCCCTACGCCTCGGCCGGGTTCGCCTAGTTCGCCAGCATTGCCAGCAGGATGCCTATCTCGACCGCCAGCAGGAGCGTGGTGGCCAGGATCAGCAGGTAGAGCAGCAGTATCCGCCCCTTGGTCACGGGCCATTTTGGCTGCTGCGACGGCGGCGCCGTTCCTGAGAAGTGTGTGAGAACTTACGGCTTGGCCTTGTGTTAGACGTCTAACTGTGGTAAGCTGTCCGCATGGACGCACACCGCAAAGAGATCTCAGAGAGCCGGGGTCGGCTTGTACAAGACCCCAACCGTAAGAGCTGGTTCGAGGACGACAGGGTCCCCCGGATCCGCCAGGCGCAGACCGGCCGCCACACCTGGGTGCCGAACAGCGCCACCTGGAACGGTTCGTTCGGTGCCCCGGACAGCGCCCCCGGTGTCCTGGACAACCCGTTCGTCCCCGAGCGGGAGATGGGCGAGTTCCTTTGCTCCGAGTGCTTCCTCATCCACCCCAACCACCAGATGAGCACCACGCAGGGCGTGTGCTCCAACTGCGAAAGCGAGCTGAACTGATGAAATACCCCGTCCATTGCCAAACCCCAGACCACGGCACCGAGCTCCACGAGTGGAACCGCAAGTGCCTAGACGCCAACCCTGAGTTCTGCCGCCACCGTCCCCGCAAGGACGACACCCTGGCCGGTTACTCCGGGTGCATGTTCTGCATCGAGACCGGCGATTGCTCCCACGCCCGGGTCGGCTGCCCCGGCGGGTACTGCCCCGACCACGGTGCCACCTGGGAGGTCTGGAAAGAGCAGGCGGCCTTCGCCCGCTCCGAGCGGGAGGCGGCGGCCTGATGCTGAATAACGAGATCCTCCAGACCATCGCCGAGGCGCTCAAGGCCTATCACGACTTCGGCAAAGAGATCGGCATCGAGGACGAGCGGTCCGCCCGCGACATCCAGGATCGGGTTCTCGATGCCTGGAAGGCGCTCGGTCTTCCGGGCGCCGGGCCCTGGGAGTTCTGATGAAAGGCCAGAGCTACCAGTCCATCGAGGCCAACGCCGTCAACCGCTACCTGGACGATCCCGCCTGGGTGGCCGAGCAGAAGCTCGACGGCGTCCGGCTCATGGTCCACGTCGACGCCGACGACATCCGCGTCCTGGGCACCAACGACCGGCCCATCAGTTTCGCCGCCGCCGCCCAGTGGTTCGGCCAGCTCTACCGGGACCTACATGCGCTCCCGGCCGGGACCGTGCTGGACGGCGAGCTCATCATCGCCACCGGCGAATACTGGATCTTCGACCTCCCCTACATGCCCGGCTTCGTCAAGCCCGACATGCCCCAGCGGGACCGCCGGGCCTGCCTGGAGGCGCTGGGTGAGCTCATCGAGACACCCTGGGTCCACGTCATCCCCGAGGCCGTCGGCACCGAGGCCAAGCGGCTGCTCTGGCAGCGCACCATCGACGAGAACTCCGAGGGCATCGTCCTCAAGCGGGCCAACGCCCCCTACGCCATCGGCCGCCGCACCGCCGACGTCCTCAAGGTCAAGCACCTCAAAACCGTCGACTGCGTCGTCACCCG